CTGAATACACTGGGTCAACTTCATTTGTAAGATATGCTTTTAAGTCTGTTATCTGAGACTCATCAATTGCTATGCCTGTTGATTTATCCCATGCTGAATACACTGGGTCAACTTCATTTGTAAGATACCCCTCATTATTTGTTAAAAGTGATATGTTATCACCCTCTTTTATAATTGTACTATCAGCAGGTTCATAAACACCTGTATGATTATGATTACCCTCTGATACCGTTCCTATAATAGTACCAAAGCTTTTATTGAATCCTGTATTTTTAGTAAAAGCAGGCTCCAACGCATTTAATATTAATTGCAAGCCTGATATGGTTGAGATAGCCTGAGTACCTGTGTGATTGGCTCTTGCAAAAGCACTCAAAGCAATATTGGTTGGGTCATATACTGCCTTAGTCATATCACCACTGCCACCACCACCTGACGCCGTTGTCATTGTAGTTCCATCTTGGAACTTTATGGCTGTCTCTACATCTAAGGTTTGGCCTATTATACTAACTTTACCAAGGAAATTATAATCACCTTCATAGTCTCTACTAAAACAAGGGAATGATATTAAAATAAGAATAACTGCGATAATAATTAAAGTTTTCATTGGTGTATCTCCTATGGTAAAATTACGCTTCTTGTACGGTATATTTTTAACTGGCCTGTTCCATTTCCTGACACATCTTCTACATCAGTTTCAATATAAAACCATAACTGATAATAAACTGGTAAAGCACCATCTTGACATGCTTCTGTATTGAACTCATCACCCATTGGGCATGTGCCTTGAATAAGGTGTTTAATCATATAATGTGAAATCATTAAATAGTGCCCTGTATCATTTATTCTAAAACATTCAGGGTGTTCTTCATAAGTATAATTATTTTCAATAGCTTCATTATTAGGGTATGGATATCCGGGTGGGCACATTACACCCATGGAAAACTCTGTTCCTTTTAATGTATCAAAGAAATATAGTGTGCCCTCTTTTATCCAAATATCATCTATAAAATTACCTTTAATAGCTTTTGCTTTCCTGCCTTCTCTTAATGGCTGATTATATAAGTCCACTGTAACATTATTATCATTATTACTAAAATCCCAATTCCAATGCTTACCTTCTCCAACTATTGGAGTATTTAAAGGTATTTCTAATGGTGTTGCTGAATTTACATAGCTGTAATAAGTATCAGTGTCATCAAAGCCCTCTTGGAATAATACAAGGCAGTTCATGGGCCTTGATTCTGTTTTAATTACTACACGGCCCCTTATATCTCTTTGGTTAGCATAGCCACAGCATTTACCCTTACAATTTATTTCAAAGTCATCACAATCAGGTGTGCCTTTCTGCAAAGTACATTGATATTCCCATGGTGTATCGGAAGCATATAAAAAGTAAAATCCCTCAGATTCTTCATACCTTGCTGGAAGGTGTAAATTGGTAGCTTTATCTTTAAATTCAGCCCACTCTAAATTTATCTGACTCATTATATGGCCTCCAAGTAACCAATAAATCCCACATCAAATGGATTACCCTTATCACCTTTAACAAAATATATATTGATATTGCCTGTATATGGGCCAATGGGATTATACAGTGGAAAAAGAACATTAACCGTGCCACTACCTTTTAAGCAAGTAAGCCTAAAAAATCTTGTAGTGGAAATACTGCCATTCCTATACTCAAAACAAGCGTTCTTCCCTTTCTCTGATGTAGCAAAAACCTGCTGTATCCAAAGACGATAGCCACTTGGAATAGCATAAGTACCCATTAAATACCCCTCAGAGGGGGGTGATATGGCTTGGATATTAAAAAGCACACCATTTGGCACTCTTGAAATAGCTTGACTACTCCCTGCTGTGTCAAAATTACCAACTTTAACAAGCAATGCTTTATCACTGGTATTGACTGGTGCGTTTAAAGACTCAACCTGAGCTGGCTCTCCTTCAGAATTACATATACGATTCTTTGGGTACCATATTTTCTTTGCGCCTGTTTTATAATTATTTACAAAATCAGTTTCATCAGCGGTGCTTTTATCTATCTGAACAACAAAATCTATTTTGCCATCGGTACAGTAAACCACATACAATTTAGAATACTCCACATAGGAATACTCTGAAATATTCTTAATTGTAAGTAAAGTTTTGAAGTCTGACCAATTCAGGTTTTCTACCCTGTGCTCAAAATCTTCCATACCCTCGTAAAAGCCTGTAAATGATGTCATATTATATCCTAAAAAGGCTTGAGGATACTGATATCCTCAAGCCATTATTATACTGTACTTATTCTTATGTTACTGGATTACGCTCTTTAAGGTGAAGGTCACCAAAGTACCCAGCTGTATTCTGAGAACATACAACAAGCTGAACAGTGATACTGCCGTCGCCAAGATAAGCATCAAGGATGTTATCAAACTCAGCTTCAATTTTATTGTTCCTGTGTATGGTCCTCTTTGCTAAGATTGTAAGAACCGGTGTAGCCCCGCCGTCTGAAATTCTTAATGCTACAATACCGATACCATTAACAGTATTTACTACTGCTTTAATATCAATTGCTTCCTTGCCATTTGTAATGACATGCTCACAAAGCACTGCCTCATTACCTGCGGATACATCTGACTCAGTATCATCATTTGGTGTTGAGGCATTTGCACCATAATAATCATAAGCATCTGCTCCCGAAGAACTGTCCACCACAATTACTGGTAATGGTGCACTTTCGGATGCTGTGATATACAGCCTACCATTTTCATCTGTCTGCAATTCAACTGGCTTACCATCTACAAATGTAGGCAAAGCAGTATTATATCTTGCATTGTACTCTACGCTTAAATTTTCTATACAAGGCATATTAATCTCCTTCCGTTAATTGGATAATGTCCCTAATAAAGTACCTTCAAAATTGAGTGAGTTCTTATAGCTATGTTGACAATAAATAGATAATTTATTGCCTGTTTTTAATTGCAAGAGCTGAAAGTAATCAAAGATTGCAAGGTTATTACTTGGAGGGCTAAATCTTCTCTCTGTAAATGTTTCCGTACCTTGTAGCAATTCTAATTTAAACATTGCTCTTATATCACCCAAACATCTAATGCTTTGAATATTTAATGTCTTTGGGTCTGTCCAATCTAACTCATAAATCTTTATGAGTGTGTCAGGTTCTACACTAATGCACCCTGTTGAGCTTTTATATGGTTGGCCTAATGCACTGGAAGATAAAACATATATAGGGTTATTCTGCGATCCAATTACTTCGCCAGTATCATCAAATAATGATACCCTTATAAATTCTAAATCCCTGTCTGAGCATTTATTTAGAATTTGCTGAGAAGTTATATCTGATCTCCGCTTAACCATTTTTATACCTTATATCTCTTATTTAAAATCAGAAGGTTTATTTATGTTTTAAAGCACAATTACGATAATGGGCCTTAAAGCCTGCTAATGAAGCAAAGTCACTTCTTCCACATAAATCACATTTGTACTCAAGCTCACCTATTTTATTTAATGTAGTTTGTGGCTCAACTTTGTCCTCTGTCTTAACTGTACTAACTGCCTTAACAGGCTGTACTAACGGCATTGCAGTATCTTCTATAATTATCTTTCTCAAGAGCATTGCCTGTATTTCCACGGGCTTGCATATACTTGAAATAGGATTACCTTTATATACTGCTCCCTGTGTTGTCATAACCATTGGGATTGCACATATATATTTTGCCATTGTGGCCTCCTTAAATAATACTGAATAAAGGCACAATGCCTTTATTCAGTTTAACAATTTAACAGTTTATGCTACTGCTGGGGCTGGATTAACATTAACCACCCATATCCAGTCAGGATAAGTAATTGCTGGCACAAAATAATAGCCAACTAAAACCCATGTGTCCTCAGGATCAGGTGTGTCCCATGACTTTGAGAATCTACCCGGAGTACCGTTGTTTGCTTTGCTTGGGCCTTCAATAAGGATACCCACTGGGTCGCCTGTTGGGCCAGTTCTTGCAAGGAAAATAACTGTATAATCCGCAAGCATTTTCTTTGTGAGACCATCATCACCTTGATATGTAACATCATATTTAATGAGGTTAATATCAGATACTTTGGTCAGGAATCCTGTCTCAACTATGTCCACGCCTCTTTCATATTTAAGCAGTCCACGGATTGCACTGTTATGCTTAATTAAGTTAAAGGTTTTTGTGGTCATGATTGCATCAGTAATGGGTGGTGAACCTTCATCCACTGCCATTTCCTGAACATCATCAAAGTTCTTTAAAATTTCTGCATTGTCATAATCTGTCCATGGAATTGATACTGGGAATTTATGACTTGATTTGAAACCATAGTCAATATCAATTTTGACTTTATGCCTGTTATAATGCAGTTCACCTTGAAGTGCTTGCATACAAGCCCACTCCACAAGTAAATCAACTGAGCGGTCAAGTCTTTCAACTATTTTGGAAAGTTTCACATCAGCAATTGAGCCCTTACTTCTGTTAGCAGGATCATTTGTTGACACACCAAGTGGTCTGAGGTTCATAAGAACAGACTCAGGTATTGGTTGTTTCTCTCTGCAATAACAAAGTTTTGCCAAGAGTGTTTTTGAGTTCTCTGCTTTGTGAACATGTGCCGGAGAATCCTTAGCAACAAATGATGCTAATTCAGTTCCACCAAATCTCACATCCCATTCGGCCACTTCTGAAAAGGTAGGCTCTGTTGGGAAAAGCATTGGATGCAATAAGTTCCTTGCAGGAAAAGTTTTGTCAAGTACGCCCATAAGGAAGTCATCTTGTAAATTTGGATATTGATTACTACCCATTTGAATAGTCTCCTCTCATACAATCAAATATAATTAAATATTGATTTTATAGAATAACCTAATGATTATTCCTCTGTGTCGAATAAAATTTGTGGAAGTGCGGCTTTTGTGGTTGAGTCTGAACCCTCTGAACCATCACATGTGATTTGACTGTCTTTAAGGCGACCATGCCATACCACTTTTACTGGGATAACATCAGGTGTGGCATTGTTATCAGCAGGGATTCTTTCTGCCATAACATACTTAGGCACATTTAAGCCATTTGCTCCTGCCAATGCATAAGGCTCATACACCTCATCCACTGTGTTATACGCTATTACCGTGCCCTCAAGGGTCTCGGTAGTCTGAGCCTTAAAATTTGCATTTGTATAGGCTACATGACTATCTGCAAGTATTCCCTTGATAGGTGTTGGGATTATTTCTTTCTGATACATTGTATCTCCCTTCATTACTGTCTGTTAATATACTAAATAAGCAAAGCAGTTTTTAAACCATTCTACTTAATTACGGAGTTTGTTTTTTAGTTCTTGCATCTACTACTGCTCGGCCTCTTGCCCTTGCTTCTGAGACACCATCATCAGATGTGCCAGCATTGCCGTGAGTGCCTTCACTCATTGCTACATGCACAGCATTTTCAGAAAAGACCCCTACCAGTGTATCAATAGCAGATAATTCAACTGCTTTTGAATCTTCTGAGAAGTTTACTTTGCGGTCACCAAGTGTGTCTGCAAGTGCAAAAAATTTGTCTTTCTGTGCCGGTGAAACTTTTTTTGCTGTGAGAAGCTCAGTCCATTTAGCATTTACAGTTTCAGAAAAATTTAATTTTCTTTCTGCCTCTACTTTGGCCTTGAGTTCTTTATTTTCCTCAAGGGCAACTTTGCTTTCACTCATCAAGGTTGTTTGTTTGTTCTTAAGGATTTCCAAATTAGCTTCGGAAAATTCCATTTTCTGCACTTCTAAGTCATCACTGAAAAGACCTTTAAAAAATTTAAAAAGTTCTTCATTCATGTTGTCTGCTCCTTCCAAGTTTTCAATTGCCTCAGTAAAGCAGGTCATAATGCCCTTATCTACTGTGCTGTTTAAATTTTGTTTAAGCTCTTCAAAAAGCCTTCTTACTGTTGATTGTTTTTCTACTCTGCTCAATTGCTTATCATAATTGGTGTGCAAGGTGTATTGCAAAAAAGCTGTGATAGCATCGTATAATTCCCAAGCCTTGCTATCAAGGGCTATCTGCACATCCAATTCTCCAAAATGAAGGTCTGTTACATTCTTTACATTGTTTATATCCTCTGAAAAAGCAACTGCGTTCATAGCATCTGCAGGACGGTACAGGGCATGAATATCATCAAGGGTTTTGATCTCAGGAATATCTGCACCAAGTAATGACAAAGCAGTAATTAGGATATTTTGATTACCCTTTTCATCTGATCCTACTTTTAACTCTGGCGATACTCTCCGATATGCTGACACCTTAATAAGGTCTGCTACTTTTTCAGGAATGTTTGACAAATGTGCTAATGCTTTTGTACCCTCTTTTTTCATCTGATCAATCCAACCAAAACTTGGTAGCCCATCTGCTTGTGGTTTTATTGTTGGATTATGCCCTAATTTTACCGTTGGCCTAAATTGCCTTAACGGTGGTTTTATTGTATCTGTCATAGCATTGAAATTTTTAATCATTGAGTCAATGCCTGTGCCAGTTATTTCAATTTCATAGGGTGTTCCTTTTTTATAAACACCCGGCTCAGCAACTTCTACCCAAAGGTCATGTGTTTTAAGCTCTCCCTTATTTTCTGAAAAGTTTAATACTGTTTCCTCATTCATAGGTAATACTACTATTGCCATTATATCAGGTATTTTAAATTCTTGCATCCCTTTAGTTAATTTTAATTCCTTAATTCCTGCTATCTTAACTGGTGTGGAGTCTTCATCAAACTTAAATGCAAAGGCCCCGGACTCTGTACCATCTGAAACTGATATCTGTATCTTATCATAATCAGATGTTTTTAATCTATATACATCTGTATTATTAAATGCTTGAGGGGTGTCAAACCAACCTACTTCACTAAACCTTTGTATTGTTGGTAAATGAAATCTGTTTGGTAAAATTAATCCAGCCTTCTCAAGTAAAGCAGGCGGTAAGTTATTTAAGCCTAATGAGTGGCCTGACTCTAATTTACTATCTCCTAATGGTGATCTATTCAATACATTTAACATAGCCCCTTTATCATCTTCATGCAGTAACTTTGCTAAATTACTCTTTAATGGATGAGGTGGGGAAGTTTTTACAGGATAAGGATATATAGGATTTTGCATTCCATAATCTATCTTGTTTACACCCTCTTCCCAAAGGTAGCCATACATTGAATTACCCATTGTGGTTCTGTACTTATCTGCTATTTGTGCTTTTTGTTCTGAGGATAATAAAGTACCTGACATAACTGAATTAATCATATCAGTAAATACTTTCTGATCTTCCTCTTTTTCTAACCTTTGTGTTAATTGTCCGGCTAAACTTAAAAATGGCATATCACCATGTAAATCTTCTGCCGTGATACCATCAAGAGCTAAACCCTCAGCCTTTGGAAATATAAATACCACTGTATCATTATCCATATTTAAATCCCAAGTACCGGGCATAACTCCTTGTAGTTCCTTTGAATATCTTAATGCTAATAAATCTTGAGCAAACATCTTGCCTCCTTAATTTGTGACCTTTACACCGGCCTGTGGATTGGCAGGAGCATGTTCTATCAATAACGATAAATGTACTGGTATAATCTCTACAATTTTATTTGTATTTATATCAATATACAAATCTAATTTAGGTGACATATCAGGGTATATCCCTTTATTAAGCATCTCAACTGTAATAGGTGTTTCAACAATGGCTTGCACCCATAACTCTTGATATACCTTATCCCACCACGCCTTTAAAACTCTGCCTAAGATTGTTGTATAGGGGTCAGTTTCATCCTCATGGTTTAAGGTTAAAGGAATACCTTTCCAATAGTCTATTGATGCCGATAATACATCAGCGTCAAAAGTGTCACCATTAAATATGCCGGGAGTCATTGCAATGCCTGAGAAGTAAGCTACATTCAGTCCTGATTGCAACATCTGTACTTTATATGTATTAGGGATTATCCTCTTTGTAGTAAATCCCTCTTTAATCTTTGCTACTGGTGCATGATATTTACTTCCTATTTCAAGATGTCTGTACTCAGAAAAAACAGTCATATTATCTTCATCATAATTTTCTATGACTGTATCTCCATTATACGGTATCAATCCAGTTTGTGCAACTGCTACATGACTCCCCCAAGGTGTACTACCTAAATCTGACCAAGTATCAATATTAATTCTTGACCTTAAATTTTCAGGGAATAATGATAGTATTTTAGCTTTATATATGCCTGCTAACTCTCCCTCAAGGCCCTTTAATGTTAAGTCTAACCTATCTGAACTACCTTCTTTTATTAGTTCATCTTGAGTAATAAATAATGTAGGCAGTCCTGTATCAATTAAATTACTTTGGAATAATTGCTTAATACTTTGCAAATTAAATATTGTGCCCTCATATTGTTTAGGCTTAATATCAAGAAGTGATTTATTAAGCTTTTGTTCCTCATGCTCTAATTGTTTAACAGGCCACAGGGAATTACAAACTGAAACTCTTTGCTCCATATCTTCAAACTCTGCTATGATTGTTTCATCACTTAGGCATCTTGATAAAAAAGCACTTTTTGATTCACCTGTGTTTGGTTTAGGAAATGGCATTATAATCCTCCTATGTGGCAAATGGGTTTCTACCCCCACCGAAGCCTACATTAATATTCTTTTTAAATATGTTAATTACTTTTAATCTTTCCGCAGGTTCATCTTGCACCCATGTATATGAATTAGCATTGTAATCTGTTATTGTGATTGGGATAACAACTGTACGGCATTGAAAATGGAATGGTGGTACAAATACCCATGCTTCTGGTGAGTCTGCTTTAAATGTTTTACCGTCTAATGGTGCACAAATATCCTTTGTAGTTCTATCATCCATTACTGCTGATAATTGATATCCGGGTACAAGTGCTGGGCCAAGATTCTGTATTTCAGTCATCCTACCACCATTATATATAGCAGTAACAGCTGTTCTTGCACCTACCCTTGTTAATATCTCTTCATCCTGCTTTGCCATTTCGTTGTAATTTTCAATCATTGTATCTAAGGTATAGCCATTTTTCATGCCCTCAGTATAAACCACCTGACCTGTCCTAATTACCCTGTCAATTGTGGTTCGTGTAAGCATATCCGATTCTTGTTGAATAAACTCAATTGCTGAATAAGGAATATACCCATCTGGTACTGCAAACTTTTCAGGGATGTCAATTACTTCTGATACCTCATCCTTAATATCTCTTATGCCTTGTATCTGTACTTTATTATATATGTCCTCTATTTGCCTTGACATATTTGTTACACCCGGCACAATCAATTTAAGAAAGTCTATATGTCCATCTTGGTCTTTACCATCAAATGCTTCTGTAATTTTCTTTATGATATATGATTTGAATGACCTGTAATTATTGGTAACCACTCTATTAACATCATCATCAAAGTTATTTAAATCCTGTTCTTTTTCTGCAAAGTTTATTCTCTGCTCTCCTACTGTTAAGGGCCTATTTAAAGCATAGTTTTTACTCTTAATCTTTTTGCTTAACTCAGCAGTATCTTCTTCATCAGTGGTTTCAACTTCATCATCTGTGCTTGGTGTATCTTCTTCATCAGTGGTTTCAACTTCATCATCACCCACACCTGTGCTCATATTATCAACCGTGTCATCATTTATATTGGAGTCTGATTCTTGCTTTAAGTCTTCATCAGTTAGTGGTTCCAAACCTATTTTCTCCCTAACAGTATTAATATCTGAAAGGAAATCCGGCCTGTATGCTTTAAGATTATTTGCCGATGTGTATGCACTCATTAAAGCGGTAATATCATCTTTTGCTAACTCTCCCCTGCTTAATTTAGGATATTTATCTACATCAGGGTAATTATAATCTACTATTAAAGGAATTAATTGATAATTAAACACCTCATTATCAACCATTGTTCTGCTATGGTCTATACCCCATAACCATGGTTGCTGTTGGGTCTCACCTAATGCTTTTTGTCCATAGGCTGTTTCAGTAAAACCCTGTAAATCTGATGCGTGTAATGATCTTGCTATCATCTTATTATGTAAGCTGATAGCATCAATATAGTATGAGCCATTTCCTGATTCCCTTGCGGCGGATTTAAAATCAATATCCACATCATCAGTGATTCTTATGCCCATTGAGTGTATAAGCTTTTTTAAAAACCCATCAAGTTTGCTTTCCATTGCAGGGTTTATACCAAGTGGATGTTTAATTATCAACATTGGATTCCCATGCTTTTCAAGAAAAGCTGAATGAAATCTTATTATGATATCCTTAGCATACCAAGACCTATATGCTGATCTATAATCTGAAATCCCATATAAATTATCAAACTCTTTTTGGTGTGTATATATTAAAAATTTTTCAGGTGGAAAATATCTCTTACCTTCACTATAAGCACCATTATGGCATAACCCTTCTTTAGGGTCTAACTCACCATACTTATCCACCTTGAATGTAACTGATAATGGATTAATACTCTTTACATTTCTAAGGGCCCATTTGCCTTTAAATTCTCCTGATGTAACTTCATACCATGCTAACTCATTAACTGAAAAGCCATAATCCATTGCGGATAAAACATCTTCATATATTCTACCTAATGATATTTTATATAGGCCATCAGTCAATACCCAATTAACAAATTCAGCAATTTCTTGATCTTTTGGATCATCTGATGCTGGCTGTATTGTCCAAGGTGCTGATAATATGGCAGTCTTCCTTAACATCATTATTGGCTTGATCTGGTCATCATGACGCATGCTCATATAAATTGGTAAGCCATATCTTCTTACCAATTTATCAGGGTTATAATATATTCCGAAGTCTAAAAAGCCAGTATTTTTTAAATCTGAGGGTATTACCCTTGCACTCATTTCATCAGGTGTTAGGGTAGGACTTTCGTATCTTTCAGGTGTAGTAACTGCTGGGTCATCTACAACAAAGGTATCTGCAAAGGCTATTGGCTTAACACCTAAAAATCTTGAAATCATTTTGTTTAACATTTATATAAAGCCTTTCAATATATCCCCACCACCAAAATCTTCAGTTTCAAACATAGGTCCAAGCCCATCATCACTTGACATGAATTGCTCACCTTCAACTCTTGATGACCCTATATTATCTGCATAGGATACACTCATCCGGGTACGCCCTAAATAGCCAGCACCCTGTAATCCATCAGCACATAAAGCAATATATAAGGCATCAAATATATCTTTTTCTTTTCTAAGGCCATTATCCTCAAAATTTTCTAATTGGCTTTGAAGGCGTTTGCATGCACCCTCTCTGTGTTTAATTCTACCAGTTTCATAAAAGATTGTCAACTTTACTGCTCTTGTAAATTTATCCTGAGAAGTAATGACCTTCTTTACCGGTATTGTTGAAAGTATCTGATAATAATCATGTAGTACCGTTTGGTAGGCATTTGATTCAATCCCATGACATGTAGTATCAGCTTGAAAGTTCTTTTGATTTGTTTCAATTAATGACATTTGCTTATTTATTTTATAATAAAAACCTTCTGCACAATCAACATAAATGATACCTGTATCATTGTTTATATAAATTCGTACATATCCAAACTCACACCCTATATCTTGCTTTCCTGCGGCTAAATCATATCCATGTATTATTCTATAAGAACCCATAGGTAATTCTTTATATGTGTTATTCCTGAAATACTTAGCTGGAAATAGTTTTTCTGCTTCAACTGTCTCATCTAATAAATACTGTCTGCGATAATTGTATGACCCAATTTCCTTCTTTTTCATCTTTAAGCATACAATGGTAGGAATATCCGGTATTGGGCAGGTTATACAGCACGCACATGATTCCATGCCATTATCTCTACAATAGCCACATATTATCTTGCCTTTGCTATTTAGTATATAATGCTCACATTCAGTACAGGGGAACTCCTCAGGGTCTATCTCCTTGTAAGGGCAAGTATCTAAATGGCCCTGTAAAGGCATTCTATTTTTCCATATTGATTCACCTGTAATAGGATTCTCAGCAGGTATCTTCTTAAATACAAATATACCTTTTTTTCTCAATATCCTATGTAAATCATTAATACCTTGATAGGGCTGTATTACTATTAATTGCCCACCTTTAATCATGGGTAATACATCATTCTCAAACCATTGTAATTTAACTGCTCCATGCTCTACTGTCTTAGTGTTCCTTGAGTCCTCAACATCATCAAGGATTATTAAATCATATCTTGCACCTACCATTGACCCATGCCAACCAACTGATGTAAATGTAGGGTCCTTGAAGTTTGCTGATCTATCTACTGTGAATTTTGCAGATTGCCATAATGCTTTTCGTGTCTTGAACTTACCAAAGTCATTTATTAACTTTGCATTATTTTCAAAGTGCCATTTTAGCTTTGAAGCAAACTTAACACCATTATCTGCATTACCTGTTATATGAAGTATTCTGATATTCCTATTTTGACATATTAAAAATAAAGGCCATATTTCACAGGCTATGGTTGATTTGCCGGCGTCTCTTGGTAGCTCAAGTAATAACCTATTATATTGTTTTAACCACCCATACACATCTTCATGAGCTTTTGGAACTGCCATCCAATCATGTGTGTAAGGCCTCACATAATATGTAGCAAAAAATCCAACATCACCATTCATTGAAATCTTTGGTGCACTTTTGCTAATTGCATAGGTTAATTGATCTTTTGATTTTATGCCATAAGAAATTAACCTATCTTGTGTGGCTTTCAGGTCTAAACTTAAGGAGGTTGTCAATATTCTGTTCCTCTACTTTTTGATCCATTAACTTATACATATTGCCAAGGAGCCCCATAATATCATCACCCTCAAGATTCATATTTAGATTAACATTACCTTTTAAATCTGCTGTTTGTATTGGTCTGCCAGCTAATAATTCAGGTGGGATATTGATATTCTGAATTTCCCTTTGCTGTCTTAATACAAAATCCATTATCCTAATTGCTTCGGTAATATTTTTAGGTCTAAATTTACTGGCTACAAATCTATCTTTGGAGAGCTTTCCTAACTCTATATCCCGGGCTAAATCCTTTTCCTTCTTAATATCCCTAATGATTGTTTCCATTACAAAGCCAGCTAACTGTTTTATAAATTTTAGTGTAACAGTCTCGCCTTTTACAAGCTCCATAAATTCTTCTAATGCAGTTTGGAATAATTGCTCTGCTTCTGAGATAGCAGTTTCACCATACTTCTCATCATACTCTGCGGCTAAAACTTCTTTGCTGATATCACTTACTAACTGATTCCAATTATGCCATTGACAAGTACATTCAGGAAACTCACCTGACCATTTATACAAGGTTTGCCTTGCCGGCATATCTTCTTCCCTTGATACCGCAGACATATTTTTATGCTGTTTCCAAAGAAAGAATGCCTTTTTATGGTCTTCTGGTTTATATGTGTTAAGGCCTCTTTTACCCATTGATATGATTGTCCTTATTTATTGATTTAACACTATTGTCCAATGCCTTTACACCTTTGTTATGCCTAAGATTATTAATTACTGATATGATCCTTTCAAGCTCTTCCTCTTTGATGTAAATGCTCACTTTTGGATTGCCTGATTCTATATTTTCACTACTCACACTTAACACCCCTTTACAATCAAAGACCCTGTATTATCAAATACTTTGGGAATACTTACAATATTTTGAGCATAAAAAAGTAAAACAGGTGTAAGCTCTATTGACATTCACCTTACACCTGTTAATAATATACCGTTATTATTGCTGTCTGTCAATGCTTTACATACTGAGTAAAGCACATCCTTTATTATTTATCTTGCAATTTAAGTAAGTAAGTGGTGAACACTTTACACTGCAATTACTTGACCAATAATCCTTTGTTAATTTCTCACCCAGCATTGTAGCACCGCAGAAATTACAATTATCTAAACACTTCTTTACATGCTTACCACATCTAAAACATTGAACTGTATTAGGATATTTCATTATTACCATACCTTGATAAAATACTTTCTTTTAAAGCACTATAATTAATCCTTTGCCCTGATTCAAAACCAAGTGTTTGCACAAATTCGGTGTACTCGGTATGGGTGGCAAATATCATTGTTACTTCCGGGACAACATCACTTTTGTTTGATGAGGGTAACGGTGCTAACTGATCATCAAAATCATCCTCATCATTATGGCTAAAATCATTATCCTCAAAATCTGATGTTAGACTTATTAACTGTGCTAACTCATCTGAATTATATGGCAAAGTTTCTAAATCCTCTGTTGAATAATGTTCTTTCAACTCAGTTAAGCACTCTGAAAGACCTAATGGGTCAGTTTCAAAGGCCCACTCATTCAGCTCAATTCCTATCTTCATTCTATCTTGCTTTGTGAGCCTGCCTAATACATAACAAGGTACGGACACCACACCTAACTGCTGTAAGGCTTTTAACCTATGATTTCCGTCACATACTTCCAGCTTATCATCGTCAGGCTCCTCAGCTTTCTGTGCTACTACTAATCGGTATATAAAGCCATTTGCTTCAAGGCTTTTTTTGAATCGCTCCATTTTATCCTCACCACCTGTTTTATAATTCCATGGTGCTTGGATAAGCTGACTGATTTTAATATCTTGCTCTTTTAATGTTCTCATATATTATCCTTTATTTAATCACCTGTAATGAAACATGTAAAACCAATTGATTGTACTTTTTCCTGTATCTGTAATCTTCGTGCAAATACCTCTACTAACCGGGCTAACTTTGATATGCCCACAACCTTTTTATTTGGTATATATCCTATATGTACCCTACCAAAGAATGGTAACATATGATGTTCACAGGTTGAATAGAACTCTATGTTTGCAAGGCCCACCATTTCATCACAGGCACCCTCCTGAAAAACCGTTGATAGAACTTCATAAGGGTCTTGGGAATATCCACCATATATCTTTCCCCATGATTTAACTATCCTTTTAGGAGTTTCAAGTAATCCCTCTCTTTTAGGGTCCTCCCCAAGATAAGTAAAGATATTTTCAAAATATCCCTCTATCTCAGGTTTAGTAATTTGTGCATTTGACAGCTTAGTCTCCATTGTTGTCTCCGTTTCATTAATGCTAATGTATGATGTATATTCTCTTGACTTAATATATCATTATGAACATCACAAGGCTGAACATATAATAAGGGTATATCAGGATTTCCTTCTAACTTTATTAAATCCTCTTCCATAGTGCTTTGATCTACTACTAACTTTAATTCATCAGCTTTTTTAAGCTTTGTTTGATTGTATGCTATTTTAGGTGATACTGTAATCCAGTCTATTAACCCAAGGCTTTTCCACTTCCCGGCTATCTTATTAGTACCATTGGTTTCTAAATGAATATAACAAGATAGAGCACCCCTTATTTCTTTTAACAGTGGTGCTAAATCATGAATTGTAGGTTCACCACCTGTTAATATAATATGGGTATGACATCCTGTTTTACAGGCCCCTTTTAATATTATTTGTAATAGCTCTTCTATTGTATATAAAGAATATATTTTATGTTCTGTGTCACACCAAGAGCAGTCTAAATTACAACCTGAGAATCTTATAAATAGGGCATAGGTTCCAGCCCAATACCCTTCCCCTTGAATTGACCAAAACATTTCATTTATTTTAAATTGTAATAGGTCCTTTGTTAGCTCTTTTGTCATTATGAATCCTTTTCCTACTTATATACTCATCATCTGAAATGGTAGTACAATAAGGGCATAGACTGCAAAATAAAAAAATAGTACCGTCACTATTTTTGCATGGGTGCAGTTCACCAGTACACTTCGGGCATTCTAATAGCTTATCTTTGATGTTCATATATAGCTGTATTCCCTGTGCTTTCCTCAACGGATACCTTAATGCAAAAAGGTATTTGGGTGCAAATATATTTGGCTATTAACTCTGCCGTGGGCTTGTCAAGAAAGTCATTTAAGTGCATGTGGTCCATTTTCATTACAGCTTTTTTAATTTCTGTAAAATCAATTACCATTCCTGTTTCAGAATTAAGCTCTGACTCATTACATTGACAGGTAACTTCAACCTTCCAATTATGGCCATGAGTATTTTTGCATTTAGATTCGTATGGAAGATGGGATAAACAATGACTGCCTGCTATTTCTAATTTTTTTATTATTGTGTATCTTGACATTTGGTAACCCTCCTATAACTTCAGTATAGCCCTATTAGCAAGGCATGTCAAATAATTTTATCCTTCTGAATCCAATTGCTTACTTTATAGGTATTGCCATGCTTGAAAGCATAAAAAAGGGGCCTACTTAATTGTAGGCCCCTTTTAAATTATTCTGTATCTTTCCTATTATACTGTAACAGTTCCATCTTGATTCAATGTATATACATATTGAATACATGGATTTTGTTCAAATGGTATAATACCCCAACCTGTAACTTTGCTACTATTAAGGTTAAACTCTTCTGCCATTGTTGCAGATGCTCTAACTAATTGAGCAAATTTGTATTGTGGATCAATTCCTCTTTTTGCTGTGAACTCTTGATTAAATTTTTCTAACCAAGCAAGTGTTCTTTTTAACCCACCATCTGAATGTTTATAAAGCATTGCATAGTTAATACCTTCAATTTGAATTATTGCGTTTGTACTCATATCATTTCTCCTAATGTTTTATTGTTTTGTTTTGTTTTATTTAACTATATATTAATTATAACATTATTTTTAAGTTATGTCAATACTTTAATTAAAAATAATTTAAAAATAATATATATAGTAATAATAATTAGCTTTTATCTGCTTTAACTGGCCTTGACTTAACATGGTTTAAAGCAATGGAGCATATTGTTACTAAGGCTTTTGATACTTCTTTATACTCTTTATTATCATCAAAAGGATAGTGTGTCTTAGGGTCTATAAGGCCCCTTCTTTCTAATAATAGCAATAATATATCAGCAGTTTCTAAACTGGGTGGCTTTTTGCCTTTTAGCTCTTCTGCTAACTCCTCAGATAAGCTATGTAAATTATCTGAATACAGCTTATTGAGTTCCATGGTTAAGTCAATGTATGATTCCAATGTTTCAATAAAATTTTTCATTTAAGCCCACTTTCAAATATTCCTTCGTGTAAATTACAGTCTGTTATTTCGTCTTTTACTATTCTCGCCATATTGTTTATTATAGCTTTTCGGTCTACTAATACTTTGTTTAATGTTTCCCATACTTTTACCTTAATTCTTTTTTCATCCTCTGCCTTACATATTGCTGTTAAACAAATAATTGAGATTAAGTCCTGCACTACATTGCCATAGGTAACCTTGTTAAGCACTGACTTTTTGATTCGTTTATTATCAGCAGTAATATAACATGTAGGAGCAATCTTTGTTATATCTAACTTTCTACTTTTAGCAATAAGCCTTTCTTCGCTTAGTAACATTGTGATCTTATATAGTTCCATATCATGTTTATCCCTTCCTACCTGTCTTGCCTTCTCCTGAATGGGTAAGGTGTTCAGGTGCTCCTATTGTATCATGAACAGCTAAAATAATTAAAGCTCCTAATGGAATCTGAGTTTCAATACTATCTTTATTAATATGTAAAAATAGACCATCCCTAACAATAACCTCAAGTGTGGTGCCATTCTGAAATAATGATATGACTGAACTATGCTTATGCCTGTAAATGACATCTTTTACAATAGCTATCAGTACCTTTTTGCCATTTAAGTGATCTGGACTTTGCATCATGCTTCCACCGCATAAAGATGTATGCAATCCCTGTTACTAACATATCCTGTGTTCATGTTGGTAATTACTGAATTATTTTCAAAAGCAACCCTTTTAAAGCCTTTTGTGCCTATCAAGGAATGACTAACATGATACTTATTAAATTCACCGGTCTCTACACTGGGCCTGATGATATACATTCTAATAGCCTTGTCTCCAACTTGGTCATCAAATTTAAGCTCATACAAAGGGTCATTTAATAAAGTAACCTCAATGCCCTCCGCCTTTAATTTTTCAATAACTTCTTTTCTGTCCATTCTATTCTCCCTTCAATGGCCCTATTATGCTTTGACGCTTTGTAAATATTAAATACTCAAGCATTGTATTAAAAGATGCAAATGTTTTATTTTTTAATGCTATGCCAACGCTACC